GTATTGTTCATTCTCATTTAATTTTCTATTTGTTTCCATATCTGTAAATAATTTTTGCAAAAATTCACTGACCACATTGATTTGTTTTAGTAGCCAATCGTTTGATTCTATCATATTATCACTCTTTCTAAATTTCTCTACTTATATTATACTAAATTTCTCAGATTTGATATATAAACCTTATATATCGTTGAAATACAGGTTTTGTGTTTTTAAAATTCACGTTTTACACACAAATTACACACAAAATCAAATACCGTTTATAAGTTTTTCTACTTTTGCATATCCTTGTTCTGAATAATGCGAATATATTTTTAATACTGTTTGTACATTATCACCCAAGATAACTGATACAGTTTTAACATCAATTCCATTTGTTATTAAATTTGTGGCGTAACTATGTCTTAATGAATGAGTTGTTATTCCCTCGAATTTAGTTCCTTTAGTAACTTTAACTAAATTATCATTAGCATATTTCTTGGCAAATCTTAATCTGAATATTTTATTATCAATTGTTGATATCTTATCGTGTTTTCTAAATTCGATTATTTTATCGTATAATTTATTACTTATTGGAACAGTCCTTATTCCGTTTGCACTTTTAGGTATTTCAAACGTGTTTGTTCTTTCACAGAATTGCTTATTTACTTTTAAATATGTTGGGAATATATCATTGTATGTTAATCCAGCAATTTCACCACCTCTAAGTCCAGTATAAAAAGCCATATCAAGGAAAAATCTATTTTTGTAATTTTTGATGAGAGGCTTTATTTCGTTTTCAAACTCAGTATTAGTAATCACTATTATCTCTTTATTCGATTTGGTATTAAAATTTATTTCACGAGCTGGATTTCTCATATCTATTTCGAGAGTATCAATAGCAAAGTTAAATAATATTTTATATCGCATTAATTTAGCTTGGCTTTTAATTTCTTTAGTTAATAAGTCAAAATCCATTTTAGTTAAAGTCTTAATTTTTCTATCTTCCAGCATTGTTTCATCTTTTAATTGATTACAAATTAAGTTATGTGAACTTGCTTTTACTTTACTTTTTTGATATTCAAGGTATATTTCTTTCAACTCTCTTAACGTTATATCCTCATATCCGTTTATTTGATATGTTTTAGTGTATTTACCTATATTTTTGCTAATCCAGTTGTTGGCTTCTGCCTTAGTTTTAAATCCATATTTAGTGTCTACTTGCTTCCATTTTCCTTGTACTTTAACTCTTATTATCGCTTGCCATTTGCCTTTAAGTTTACGAACTGAACTTCCTACTGTTTGTTGCATATCCTCACTTCCTTTAGTTTAAATGGGCGAGTATATGTGCTATAATGTATTTGAGTAATAGTAGTATATAGCATATATACTCAGTACCCCTTGTGTTTATCACGAGGGGTATTTTTGTTATTTAGTCATAGCTAAAGTTTGTCTATATTGTTCTGCTTTGGCGATTTCTGTAAACTCAACAGTTGCGTTGTAGTTTTCTTTTACTACTTGTTCGATTTCTGATAGTGGGACTTTAAAGAACTCTTTGCGTTGATTTACTTTATTAACTTCTCTATCCCTGAATTTTTGATGCAAAGTAGTTTCTAAACTTGGAGCATCGTCTGAAAATATCATTGCATGGACATCAAATTCAAAAGGAACGGAAGCGCTGCCAAGTTCTTTGATTCTGTCCATTGGTTCTAGTCTTCTTGTCATTCCTATTTTGTAGATGTCTTCGCCAAAAGAACCAATGTTGGATATTACATATACGAAACCTGCACGAGTATTTGCTTCTCTATCAAATACGTTCTTTTTATCCGCTTCAAGTAGTTTAAGTTTTTCTTCTAAATCCTTGATTTTATCAAGATATAATTTCTTTTCGATATCGTCTTTTGCTTTGTTTAAATATAACATTAATTTATTTTGTTCATTTCTAAATTGAATTTCTTCTTTTTCAATTTTTCTTTTTTCTCTTTCAATTTCTCTACGAACTTTTTCTTCTTCTACCATTTGTTCTCTGATAGCTTTTTGTTGTTCTTTTTCTTGCTCTAATTTTAAATTATATTGATGGCAAAGATTTAATTCTTCAAGTTTTAAATTTAAATATTGTTTATTAATTTTTATACAATCGTCTACGAAAGTTTTGTTAGTTAATTCAAAGGCTCTGATTATTCTTGCTCTTGACGAATCTACGTTTGATAGAGTTAGTTTGTTTAGTATAATATCAGCGTCAGATGTGAAATTTTTAAGTATTTGTTTGGTTAAGTTGTTATCTCTTTTATTAGAATCTGAGTAGGATATTCTAACAGCTTTTCCCGATTTTATTAATTCTTTGATTTTTAAATTTACAAGTGAGATTTCATTTTTTATCTGTGCAGATGTAATATCGCTATAATCTCTAGTATCAATGTATTTAACAGTTAATTCTTTAGAATAATCATCTATAATTTTTTCTAGGTCTTCAATTTCTTTGATTTTAGATTCTTTTAGATGTTCATATTCTTTTTCGGTTTTTTCTATTAGTTCTTCGTGTTCTTTTTCAGTTTGTTCTTTTAGCTTATTTGCCTCCTCAACCGTGTTTTCTTTTTGCTTTTTTATCTGTTCAATATCACCTAATAGTTTGTTTTTTTCTTCAAATTCTTCAATGTTTTTGATTGAGTATTGTGGGTATTTTGCGTTTGATTTTTTATTAAGTACAAATGCTAGTATTAGAACTGGAACTCCTAGAATTATGAATGGCGGAATTAAAGTGAGACCACCAAATATAAATAAAAAGTTCAAAAATATTCTGTTATAATAAAATGGTTTTTTGTCTGTATTCATATAGTTTCTCCTTTATTTATCGGGCGCTCTAATAATTAAATTAGAGTGTCTATTTGTCGATGTGTAATGTAGCTACGAGTTTTCCCAGGATTCTTACATCAGAATCGGAGTGATAAACTTGTGGCGAATAATCAGTGTTAGCAGGTTGTAGAACTATGCTTTCATTTGTTCTGTAAAATCTTTTTAACGTTGCTTCTTCGCCGATTAAAAATGCTCCAATTTCACCGATTTCTAAGTTTGGTTGCTGACGGATGAACACTATGTCGCCGTCATAAATTCCCGCATCAATCATACTTCTTCCTTTAATCTTTAAACAAAAATCAGATTTAACTCTTGCATCTATGTTGAAGTAATCTTGTATATTCTCTTGAGCTAATATGGGAGTTCCTGCCGCTATCTCACCAACAAGTGGAATTGATATAGTTTCTATTTCCTTTTTTACTTTATGTTTAGAAACTGGATAGCCCATCAACCATGCTTCATTTACGCCTAATATTTCTGCTAATATAGTTAACTTATCTTGTCCAGGATCATTTCTTCCAGATAAATATTGAGATATGTCAGGCTTGGAAATACTTGTGCCATATTTTGATTCTAAGTATTTTGAGCTTCTGACAACGTCTATTTGTTTCATTCCTTTTTCTTCCATTGCCTTCTTGATTCTAAAGGCTGAACTTTCTTTTTTATCCATTGTTTCACCTCCGCGTTATATCTATATTATAGGATAGATTAAACAAAAATTCAAGCGATTTGAACTATATTTTTAATTATTTGAAAAAAAGTTCAAAAAAAGCTTGACATAAAAGTTCACATATTGTAAACTATATTTGTGATGAGAAAGGGGGCGTAAAATTTGGCTTACGATTTATCAAAACTAAAAGGCAGAATAGTAGAAAAATTTAAAACTCAAATAAATTTTTCGAAAGCTATGAATTGGTCAGAAAGAACTACTTCTTTAAAGCTAACAGGAAAAATTTTTTGGTCACAGGAAGAAATCTCAAAAGCTTGTAATATTTTAGGTATTGAAAATGAAGAAATTATGAGTTATTTTTTTGAAGAAAAAGTTCACAAAATGTAAACTCGAAAGGAGAATAAATGCAAGAATTACAAATTTTTAAAAATAACGAATTTGGAGAAGTAAGAACAAAAGTAATAAATAATGAACCTTATTTTAGCCTTATTGACGTTTGTAGAATTTTGGAAATCAATAATCCAAGAATGGCTAAAACAAGATTAAATCAAGACGGTGTCAGTACTACTGACATAGGGGTAGTAACTGGTAAAAAAGCAGATGGATCGGATGCTATTCAAAATGTGAAGATGAACTTCATCAACGAGTCCAACCTTTATAAATTAATATTTCAAAGTAGAAAGCCTGAAGCAGAAAAATTTGCAGATTGGGTTACATCAGATGTGCTACCGTCAATTAGAAAGCACGGGGCGTATATGAGTAGTGAGGTTATAGAAAAGACTTTAAGTGATCCGGACTACCTTATAAGACTTGCTACTAACTTGAAGGAAGAAAAGGCAAAAAGAGCGTTGGCAGAGGCACAAATCGAAAAAGACAAGCCAAAGGTGTTGTTTGCTAATAGTTGCGAAGTTGCTGAAAACTCAATATTAATTGGAGAATTTGCTAAAAGATTAAAGCAAAACGGATTCGATATTGGTCAAAATAAGCTATTTGAATGGCTAAGACAACACGATTATTTATGTAAGAGTGGAGAACGCAAAAATTTACCAACTCAATATGCGATGGAACTTGGATTGTTTGAAATTAAGACAAGAGTGCTTAGTAATCCGAATGGATCAGTAAGAACGACATCAACAACTAAGATTACAGGAAGAGGGCAAATATATTTTACTAACAAGTTCTTGAGGGCGTAAAAATGGAACAAACTATTATTTCTAAAAAAGATTTAGCTAAGAGGTGGAGCGTTACAGAAGAACATATTTCTACATTGGAAGCTAGAGGGATATTGACAAGGACTGAAATTGGTAGATGTACTTATCCAATGGAGCAAGTCAATTCAGTGGAAAAATCGGGTAGAACAGTTGCACTAGAAGAAGAATTATTTGTACTAAGACAAGAAAACAACAGCTTAAAAGACGATATTAGAAGATTAAAAAGTGTAATTAAGAGTATTACACAAACATTTTAAGGAGAAAATTATGGAAAAAAGAATTTCAGATTTTAAAGATGACGTATGGGAAGATATCAAAAGACCAATAAGTGAAAAAAGAAGTATTGGGAATTGCAAAAGAATTAAGAGAAAAAGAATTGAAAAAGCAGACAGACTTGATGATATGAGAGTTCTAGGAAGTATGTGTATCATGATTTTGAAGTTTTTCGTGTTGTTGAATGTTTTAGTAATAACTTCGAGAATGCTTTAAATGAGAAAAGATTATAAAGAAAGACGATATTTAGTTAACCAAGCTAGTAGTGCGACATTGGATGTATCGGATAAGAGAGATGAGAAGATTATGAACAGATCAGAATTATTCAAGAAGATGGCTAAAAAAGGGGTAAAGAAATGAAGTTTAGAACGACAATTGATTTTGATATTACAGATGAGTGCTTGGAATATTTTTATGATAATTCAGTATATAAGTTAAAAGAAGAATTGGATGAGTATTTTAAACACAGAATTGTGATTGATTTTAGCAAATCAGAGGGTATGCAAGGTTTTTACAGAGGTACTGATATAAAAGAGTTATAAAAGAAAAAAATCGACTGTAGATAACCACAAATACAGCCGATAAAAATAAATATTTCAATGTGATTATATCACGAAAGGACAAAATATGAAAATAAAATTAATTGAATTAACAATAGAAAACTTTAAAGGTATTGAAAGTTTGGTGATTGATTTTGCCAAGACAACGCATATAAGCGGAAAGAATGGAACAGGAAAAACAACTGTATTTGATGCGTATAGTTGGTTATTGTGGGACAAGGATAGCAGTAATAGAAAAGACTTCAATATCAAGCCAATAAACGAAAACGGAGACGTTATTCATAATGTTGAGTGTAAGGTCACTGGAATTATTGAGGCAGATGGACAACAAATTGAGCTTATGAAAGTGTATAAAGAAATCTGGAGCAAGAAAAGAGGTAGTACACAAGAAACTTTTACGGGAAATACGACTGATTATTATATAAATTCTGTACCGATTAAAAAATCAGACTACAACGCAAGAGTGGGCAGTCTGATTGATGAAAAATCGTTCAATTTACTATCAAATCCGATTTATTTCAACGCTATTTTAGACAAGAAAGAGCGTAGAACAATGCTTTTATCATTGATTGATGATGTGGATAAAGATGAGATATTAAAATCAAATAAGGACTTAAAAGAGCTTGATTTGGATAACTACACGATAGACGAATTAAAAGCGATGGCAAAATCAAGTATGAAGAAGATTAACGACGATCTGGAAGACATTCCAGTAAGAATTGATGAGCTGATAAAAAGCAAGTCAGACGCGGATTTCGAATCGCTTGAAGTGATTAAAAAAGAAACAGAAGAAAAAATCAAAGAAATAGACGATACACTATCAAATTCAAATGATAGCGTTGAGGTAATAACGAAAAAAAACGCAGAAATTCAAGAACACATCGACAAAATGCGTGACATAAAATCAGAAGTTGATAATTTCAATAATCAAGAAGTATCAAGAGTAAATGCAGAATACGAAAAGAAGAAACAAGCTTTCTATGATACAAAAGAGAGATTGGAAAAAGAAATTGAAAATAACGAAGAAGATAAGAAATTCAAAGAACAAAACATAGTTATATATCAACAGTCAATAGATAAAAACAACGAAAATTTGAACGCATCAAGAAATCGATGGGTAGAGGAAAATAACAAGGAATTCAATGAATCGCTTAATTGTCCAGTGTGTGGAAAAGAATTTGATGAGGATAAGAAAAGCGAAATTATAGCTAATTTCAATAAAACTAAAGCTGAAAAGTTAGCAGAAATTGAAAGACAAGCAAATAGTATAAAGATAAATATTAATTCGGCAGAAGACAGTATAAAAGAGATAAAAAAAGAAGTTGACAAGATGAACGCCGTAATATTAGGCGATAAGCAACATTTAGACTTGCTAGGAGAATTTACGGAAACTAGAAAAGAGCCTGAAATCAAGCAACTTCCAGTTGAATACAGGGAACACGAACAAGCTATAGAAAAAATAAAAGAAGAATTGAAATCTATTGCAAAGGTTGATAATTCAAGACTAAAAGATTTGAAAGAAAACTACAAAAGAGACCTGGAACAGATGATACAAAAACTTGCGAAAAAGGATCTCAATGCAGAAATCGACAAAAAGGTTAAGCTGTACGAAAAAACGGAAAAAGACTTAGCAAAAGAATACGAAAATAATCAAAGAATTGTGTATCTTACAGAAGAATATATCAGGATTTACACAGATTTAGTGCAAGACAAAATCAATGAAATGTTTAAAGACGTGAAATTTAAGCTATTTGATACGCAAGTAAATGGCGGAATTGTTGAGACGTGCGAAGCAACAGTAAACGGCGTGCCTTACTCAGACGTAAATAACGCAGGAAAAATCAATGCAGGACTAGATATCATAAACACGATATCAAAGAAATTAGATGCAAGTGTTCCGATCTTTGTAGATAATGCAGAAAGTGTAAACAAAATAATAGATACAGACGGACAAATCGTGAAGTTGTTTGTATCAGACGATAAAGAATTAATTATAAAAGGAGAATAAAAATGAGTAATGAATTAGCAAAACAAGAAAAAACAATTGTAGATAGCGTACAAAAGAGAATAGCTGAAATGCAAAACAGTGGAAGTATTGAGCTTCCAAATAACTATAGCGTAGGTAATGCGTTAAAGAGTGCGTATTTGATTTTACAAGAGACACAAACAAGAGACAAGAAGCCAGTATTACAAGCTTGTACACAAGAAAGTATTGCAAATAGTTTGTTGGATATGGCAACACAAGGACTTAATCCAAGCAAGGAACAATGTTACTTTATAGCCTACGGAAATAAATTGACGATGAGTAGAAGCTATTTAGGAACAATAGCACTAACAAAAAGAATTAACGGCGTAAAAGACGTAAAAGGATACGCCGTCTACAAAGACGATAAATTCGAGCTGGGATTTGATATTCTTACTGGAAGACAAAAAATATTGGAGTTTTGTCCTGGTCTTAATCGAGACAGTAAAAATCTGATTGGAGCGTTTGCGTTGATACTTGGAGATAACGAAATATTACACACTGAGTATATGGATATTAATCAAATTCACAGTGCTTGGAATCAAGGTAGTATGAAAGGAAATAGCGGAGCACACAAGAACTTCCCTGACCAAATGGCGATAAAAACTGTTATCAATCGTGCTTGTAAATATTATGTATCTACGAGCGACGATAGCGATAAGATTGCAGAATTTATGAACAAAACAATAGAGGATACAGACAGAGAACTGGAAGAAGAAAAGAAAGAATTTGCAAATAAGGAAATAATTGAGATTGAAGAAATTCCTGAAAGTGTAGACGAAGAAACAGGAGAAATAATAGAAGCTGAGATTGAAGAGACAAATGAAAATCAAGCACCATTTTAGGAGCGTGAAATGATTGATGTTAAGACGATTGGCTCGGGTAGTAGTGGAAACTGCTACCTGGTCAATATAAACGATACAAAGATATTACTTGAATGCGGATTACCTTTTAAGAAGATACAAAAAGCGTTGAATTATAAAGTTTCTGATATAGATTTTTGTTTAGTAACTCATGAGCATATGGATCACGCCAAGGCAGTTAAGGATTTGATGAAAGCAGGAGTTGACTGTTATATGACAAAAGGAACGGCAGAAGCATTGGGAGTTAGTGGTCATAGGTTAAAAACTTTTAGACCGTTTGAAAATGCACGATATTATTCAGAAGTAATCGATGGGATAATGGTTTTACCTTTCGAAGCCGTCCACGACGTATCAGAGCCCGTCAGTTATTATATCCAGACTTATGGCAGATATGATAAAGAAGAATCCATTGTCTTTGTGACGGATACTGCATATATGAAATATAAAATACCTGCCTGCGATGTCCTGATGATTGAATGTAATTATGTGAAGTCAGCTTTAGATGAGCGTGTAAAGTGTGGAAAAATCAATGTGAGTTTAAGAAATCGTATAGTTAAAAATCACATGAGTTTGGAAACTGTTCTGGAAACGTTAGATAGTGTCAGAGTGAGCAAATTAAAGAAAGTGTATATATTACACCTTAGTGATGGTAATAGTGATGAGAAATTGATAAGAGATAGTATAGAGAAGAAACTAGGGGTACCAGTAGAGGTATGTTAGGAGGAGCAGATGAACAGTGTAAGTTTGATGGGCAGATTGACAAGAGACCCAGAATTGAGATATACGGCGAATACACAAATGGCAAATGCGAGGTTTGTGGTAGCGGTAAATAGAAAACTAAGTAAAGAGAAAAGACAGGAGGCAGAAAACAACGGATATCCGACGGCTGATTTTATTAGCTGTATTGCGTGGGGGAAAACAGCGGAGAATATAGGTAATTATTTCCACAAAGGAAATAGAATTTCGATTACAGGTCATATTCAAACTGGATCATACGAAAAAGATGGTCAAAGAATTTATACAACTGATGTTGTTGTTGATAGTTTTGATTTTATCGAATCAAACAGCAGTAGTAGCGCAGATACTAATCAAGGATATAACAATCCAGCCGATTTGGGCATGAGCGGTCAAGAATCATTTGATAGTGATTTACCGTTTTAGGGAGTGATTAAATGGCTTATGGTTGGATTAGTATTCATAGGAAGATACAAGACAATAAAATATGGGAGGATAAGCCTTTTTCAAGAGGTCAAGCATGGATTGACTTGCTTTTATTAGCTAATCACGAGGACAATAAAATCATTTTTAATGGAAGCTTGGTTGAAATAAAGAGGGGCGAAAAAATAACGTCCCTCAGAAAATTATCCGAACGCTGGGGTTGGAGCATTACGAAAGTAAAAAAGTTTTTAAATTTGTTAAGTGATGAAAACATGATTAGCTATAAAAGTGACAACAAAAAAACCACTTATAGCATTGTAAATTACGATGTTTACCAAGATAACGAAAACACAAAAAGTAACACAGAAGTAACACAGAAAGAAATCAAAAATAAAACAGAAAGAAATCAAAAAGAAATCAAAAAGAAACAAACAATAATGAGTAATAATGAATTAATAATGAGTAATAACACTACAGGTGTTGTTCCACCTCCAGAAGAAATGGATTTAGATAATCCAAAGTTGGCTGAGCTAATAAAACTATATGAAGATTGTGGTTTTGGTTTGATAACACCTTATAGTGCGAATATGTTACGTGATTATATGAATGAGTATAGTTATGAGTGGGTCAAGGAAGCTATTGAAATAGCTGAGCAAAATGGAGTTAGAACATTAGCATATATTCGTGGTGTGTTAAACAAGAAAAAAGCAGGTGCGGATAAGCCTAGAAATAATAATTTCAGGAAAAAAGAGACGTATTATAGACCGAAGCAGGACGATGAATTATCTGAGGAATCAAGAAACTTAAACAATAAAGTTCTAAATAGTTTTATTGAGAAAATGAAAAGGGAAGATGCGAAAAATGGCGAGACAAAACAAGTATAATGCGAAAAAGGCTACTGTAGACGGACATACCTTTGATAGTAAAAGAGAAGCAGAGAGATATTGTGAGTTAAAACTTTTTTTAAGAGCAAAAGAAATAAAAAATTTAGAATTGCAGCCTAGGTTTTTGCTACAAGATGAGTTCTTTGATAAAAACGAAGTAAAACATAAAAAGATTGAGTATGTAGCGGACTTTTTATATATCGATAAAGATGGCAAGGCTATTGTAGAAGATGTTAAAGGTGTTTTAACTGATGTCTACAAAATTAAGAAAAAGATGTTTTTAAAAATATATGATGAACAATATGATTTTAGGGAGATTAGATGAGTAAGATTTGGGAAGATTATGAGATAAGAATTTGCAAGTCACAGATCAGGAATCACAGTGGGGAGAGTTTTACGAAGGTCTGCGAGTTTATTAGTAATGTTTTGAGCAGGGATAAGTCTGCGGTTAGTAGATTTTTGAAAATGAATGAGGAGCTTGTAGCGTTTAGAAGGCTGTATGATGTATTAACTTGGAATGAGAAATTTGAAAAGAGATTGATGGAAGAAGCGGACACTGAAGTTGAAAAAGAACTTGCAAATGGTGGATTGGTTAAGAAAGGTGATTTCAAGATTAACTATGATAAACAACCTAAAAGGACGTATAACAAAAACGGTATAAGTGATAAATTTGAGATAGGCAAGTGTTATTATGTATCAAATCGCTGTGGTGAGAAGAGTAATAGCTTAAATAGATTATGTGGCAATGCTAGGCTGATTAGCAAGAATGATAGGTTTGGTGTGTTTGATTTCAAGGGATATAAGTCGTGCTTTTTGTGGAATTGTTATGGGATTGACTGGAAAGCGAGGAGAATGAGATGAAAAAATTTGAAATAGACAGACGTGCATATTATTGGGCAGAAAAGTTGTTACCCGATCATATCGAAAAATTAAAAAAGGATCTAGAAAATTCTGAAGATTATGAGAGCATTAGATTGTCATTTGTTATATCAAGAGCTGAGGATGATTTGGAAGCGATAACAAAGAGATATGAGGAAATAAGGGAGGAATAAGATGAGAATTAAAAGTAACAACATATTTGGAGTAAACATAGAAAGATTGTTGAAAAACGCTGAAAACATAGGACTTAAATTTGAAGAATGTAATCAAGGTTTGAGAGCGACTAGAGGTTATGGAGATAGAGAAAGCTATAGATTTGGAAGTAACAACGATTTAAGAGCTATACTCAAAGACGATATTTTAAAACTACATTTAACAAGTTACAGTGGCATTTGTGGATTTGAATTTGAAGAAGACGATTTGTTTGGCAAAAAGATTGAATGTTACGGTGACGTGTATGATTGTATGCTTATGATGGACGTGTTGAAGTTGTTAGATGGTTGTGTTGATACTAGGTTAGACGATTATGAATTAATTGAGGTGGAAGATGACGACTAAAATTAAAATTATATTTAAAGACAATACAGAATGCGTATTTAATGCTAATACACACACAATTGATGACGATAATTATGATTATGATTTTTATCGTTTAGGTTTGATTGACGAAAAGGGTAATTATATGTTCGTTGCTCTTGTGTCAATACCTGATATTAAAGTTATAAGTTATATTGAAAGTGAAATGGACGAGGAAATTGGAAATGACAATTAAAGAAGTTGGAAAATTACTCTCAGCTTGCAAAGTTGATTTTGAAGAATTAGAGCAGAATATTTTCAGAAATCAATCAAACGCAAGAGAAGATGATAACGCAGATATAAATGCTATGTTGATAAATAGGATTAGAAAAAACATTAATTCAAGATTGTATCAGATTGAAACCGGGAGGTATAGATGAGATTCAGAGTTTGGGATAAAAGAGAAAAACGTATGAACTATAATGTCAGAGTTACAACGACGGATGATTATAAGAAAGTTGAAGCCGTGAATGATTATCATATTTGGAAAGAACTTTACAAGGGACAATATGAACTAATGCAATCAACAGGATTAGTTGACGAAAATGGCGAAGAAATTTTTGAGGGAGATATATTAACAGACGAAGGTAGTTTCGAAAATGATGGTTGGGATTATGCGACTATAGAATTTGATGAAACTGATTATACGTATTATCTAGATTGGAAAAACGAAGAAATTTGTCAGAGTATAACGGAATGTAAGAACTATTCTGTTGCAGGTAATATTTACGAAAACAAAGATTTATTGGATGATGAAAAAGATTATTTTGGAATATTAGAAACAAATTTAAACGAACTTGCAAGAATGTTTAAAACGATTGAAGAGGAGAAAAAAACAATGAATTTTGAAGAATTAAAAACAAAAGTAGAAGAATGGGCGAAAGACAAAGACTTATTACATGAAGAAAATGCAGAAAAACAATTTATGAAATTTATTGAGGAAGTTTTTGAGTTTAAAAGCGAGATGGATGTTTACTTTGATGGTGCTGAAACTTTAAAATCATTAAATAAAGAATACATGGAAGATGAAATGGGAGATATTTTTGTAACGCTTATTGTACTATGTAATCAATTAGGAATTGACTGCGTAGAGTGTTTGGAAATGGCTTATGAGAAGATTTCTAAAAGAAAAGGTAAGACTGTTAATGGATTATTCATAAAAGAGGAAGATTTATAGGCTGATGACTAAAAAGGAGTTGCAAAGAATCTATTTATTAGATTTGAGAATTAGTGCGGATATTAAGGAGTTAGAAAAGCTTAACTCCTTGAAGTATTCGATTAGATCACCTTCCTCTTTTGGAGAAAAGGTGCAATCAAGTGTAAGAAATGACAATGATTTGATTGAGAAAATTGTTGATTTGGAAAGCAAAATCAATAGAAATATTAGTGAGTTAATCAATCTGAGAGAGGATTATAAGAAAAAGATTAGCAGTGTGGATGGAGAATACGGCATTCTACTTAATTTGAGATACATCCAATGTTTGAAATGGCACGAGATTGCGAAGATTATGCATCGAAGCGTAGAGATGATATACAAAATGCACGGAAAGGCATTAAATATCATTAAGGATATGTAAATTGGACAGTAAATTACAGTAAATTACAGTATGAAGTATGATATAGTGATATTGAAAAGAATTGAGCAAAAATAATTTTTTGTTTAGTTTCATATTCACTCCGATTTAAATTTTATATATAAGAAAGCCGATACCAGCGTATCGACTTTTTTATTGGAGTTAAAAAGATTTTATTTAGGATTATCTAATTGTGGATAGTCCTTTTTTATTTGGAAAGCGAGGTGATGTGCTTTGAAGAAATTGACAATTAAACAGAAGAAGTTTGCTGATGAGTACATCATCAGACAACGCATCTGGGCTTGCATGGAGTTAGCAAAGCGATACATGATGGGTTATGATTCAATTCCTGAAAGTTTAGCTTCAGAATGTAAAACAATTATAGCTAGCAAAGATACGAATTATATGCAAAAATTAGCCGCAAAATCAATATTACAAATAAAATACGGAAAAATTGAAACTAATAATATTATTGAAGAATATGCAATAGTAACAGACAGAAACGATTCTTTAGTTGCGAGATGGGTTAAAAAAGTAAAAAAACGTGATAAAGTATGTCAAATCTGTGGCTCAGACAAAAATTTAGTTGTACATCATATTAGCCATTGGGCAGATGACCCGATTAATAGAATAAATGTAAATAATGGTATATTGCTTTGTGCTAAATGTCATTCACTACAACACCCCGATTTACCGTTAGGTTTATTTATGGAGGTGAAAGATGAATAATAGACAACAATTGTTCTGTGAAGAATATTTGAAGGATCTTAATGCAACTAAAGCAGCCATTAGAGCTGGGTATAGCGAAAAAACGGCATACTCACAAGGACAAAGATTGTTGAAGAATGTTGAAATTAAAAATAGACTTCAAGAAATAAGAGAAAAGATACAAGACGAAAATATCGCAACAATAAAAGATATAGAGGAGTTTTTATCGCTTTCACTTAATGGTGAAATGGAAGAAGAAGTTATTTCAGTAGTTGCCGAAATAGAAGGTTCCTCAAAGGTTGTAAAAACAAAAAAACAAATATCTTTGAGAGACAGAATAAAAGCGGCGGAACTTCTTGGCAAGAGGTATGGTTTGTGGACTGAAAAACAAGAGGTCGATATTAATTTACCTACTTTTATTGATGATATTCAAGGGGCTGATTAGTTTTGGGTGCTATTCGTGTTTCAAATTTGATTGGTCAAGGATACAACGAGTTTTGGAATTGTAAAAAATTTTACAAGGTTGTTAAGGGTAGTAGAGGTAGTAAGAAATCCGTTACTACACAGATAGAAATTATCTATAAGATGATGAAGTACCCTTGGATGAATGTTATTGCTGCTAGAAGGTATCAAAACACTTTGAGAGATAGCGTGTTTGTGGGTTTAAAGAGTGCTACGAATAGGCTTGGTGTTCAAAATTTATGGCAATTTACGGTTAGTCCAATGGAGGCAACCTATATACCGACGGGTCAGAAAATACTATTTCGTGGTTTTGATGATGCTTTGAAAATGACTTCAATTCAATTAGAAAAAGGATCTATTACGCATTTATGGCTAGAGGAAGCTTATGAGTTAGAGAGTAGGGATAAATTGGATACCGTTGTAGAAGGTATGAGGGGCATTTTAGAAGACAAAAATGCATACAGGCAGGTTATACTTACTTTTAATCCTTGGAGCGAAAATCATTGGTTAAAAAGCGAATTTTTTGACGCTAAAGATGATGATGTATTTACTCTAACTACTACATACAAGCTTAATGAGTGGTTAGATGAGCAAACTATAAAAAGATATGAGAAGCTCTATAAAACTAATCCCAGACGTGCAAAGATTGTGTGCGATGGAGAATGGGGAGTATCTGAAGGACTTGTTTTTGAGAATGTAGAGTATAGACCGTTAGATAAGGATTTTCTAGCGAAACAAAATTACGAGCTAATAGTAGGGTTGGATTTTGGTTTTACACATGATCCAACAGCTCTTGTGGTTTCTTGGCTTGATAGTGAAAATGGGATTTTGTATCTAATTGATGAACATTACGAAACTGGTATGCATACTAATGAGATAGCTAGGATGATTAAGTCAAAAGGCTATTCAAAATCTCTTATTATTGCTGACTGTGCCGAGGACAGATTGATTTCTGAACTGAATAATGATTACGATCTTCGAATAAAGAAGTCTAGGAAAGGCAAGAGCAGTATTAATCAGGGGATTGATAAGTTACAAAGTTTGAAAATTATTTGTGATACATCTCTAGTTAACTGCAAAGAAGAGTTTTATAGTTACTCATATAAATTTGATAAGGTTATGGGGAAATTTACTAATATTCCAGAAGATAAAAATAACCATTTAATGGATGCTTTACGATATAGTTTACAGTCTGCATCTGATAAAGTTAGTGTCCAATTGTTTAGGGGGATAATTTAATGACAACACATGTTACAGAGACTATTAATTTAGTTAACGATTCAATAGAAAAGGAGTTTACTATTTCTGAGGATTCTGGAATTACTCCAGAATTGCTGGATAAATTTATTCAAAGACATAAGAATAATATAGGTCACTATCAAAAGTTAAAAAATATGTATGAGACTGTGTATCCTATTTCTTTTAAACCTAAAAAGGAGGATAGCTACAAGCCTGACAATCGACTATCAGTAAATTTCGCAAAGTATATTGTAGATACTTTTAATGGGTATTTTATTGGAAATCCTATCAAATCAACTCATGAAAACAAGAAGGTTAATGATTATTTAGATTTTTTGGATAGTTACAATAATCAAGATGATAATAATGCTGAATTATCAAAGATTTGTAGTATTTACGGTCATGGTTTTGAACTTATTTTTAATGATGAGAATGGAAGAATCGGATTAACATATTTGAATCCTATGCAAGCTTTTTTGGTGTTTGATGAGAGCATAAGAAGAAAAGTGCTGTATTGCGTTAGATATTATAAGAACTCTGATGGAAAGATTGAGGGTACTTTTTCCGATAACAGAAATATTACGCATTTTATGTACACAGATGACGGATTAAAGTTTATTTCAGAAGAAGAACATTATTTTAATGATGTGCCAGTTGTTGAATATGTTGAGAATGCAGAGCGTAAGGGGATTTTTGAGAGTGTTGAGAGTCTTATTAACGCTTTTAATAAATCGATTAGTGAAAAAGCTAATGACGTGGACTATTATGCTGATGCGTATATGAAGATTTTAGGGGAAAAGCTAGATGAAGATGTTATCAAGAATCTAAGAGACTACAGAATTATTAATGTTAGTGGAGAAAATTCTGAGAAGGTGGTTGTTGATTTCTTAGCAAAACCTAACAGCGATACTACTCAAGAAAACTTATTGGATAGACTAGAGCGTTTGATATTTCAAATTTCAATGGTGGCTAATATTTCTGATGAAAACTTTGCTCAATCAACTGGAGTTTCTTTGAAATACAAACTTCAAGCTATGGACAATTTAGCAAGAACTAAAGAGCGTAAATTTACAGCTGGACTTAACAGGAGATATAAGATAATTGCCGATTATCCTGGTAGTCCTTTGGATGGTGATGATTGGGTTAAGATTAGGTATAAATTTACTAGGAATGTTCCATCTAACTTATTAGAAGAAACAGAAATAGCACGTAATTTAAGTGGCATTGTATCGGAAGAAACACAAGTCAATGTTTTAAGCATTGTGGATAATGCAAAAGATGAGATTGAAAATAAAAGAAAAGACATTGAAGGTTCTGATGGTTTTATGAGGGTAGTAGATGAAGAACCTAAACCAGTATAATGAATACTCAAGTAAAAGACAAAAAGAGTTATGGGATAATTTGGAAAAAGATGAGGCTAAGTTAATCGAAAAACTTACTCAATTTTACAAGGAAGAATCTCATAAGCTTGGCAAAGAAATTGCAGAATATTTTGCCAGGTATGGTAAGGATAATGTTATTGAATACAGATCACTTTTAACTAGATTAAGTAGTGTTGACAGAAAATTATTATATGAAAGATTTGATGATTTTATTGAAAAATACCCACAATACAAGCACTTAACTGATGTAAGAAAGTCTATTTATAAGTTGACAAGGCTAGAAGGACTTAATGAGTCTATAAAGTTGCAGCAATTAGAAATTGGTGCTAAAGAAGTTGATAGATTACATGATTATTTGGTGGATTTATACGGAGATACTTATTATGAGATGGCGGATAGTATGGGATTTGGAAGAACTATGCTTAGTTTTGATAAAGAAAGTGCTGAGCTATTAATTAATAAGAAATGGACTCAACAAAAAGATTACAGTGATAGAATCTGGGAAAATAAAAGTAAGCTTATTAGTTACTTAACTAATGATTTTAAGACGTCTATTATAAGAGGTGACAGTTTTAATAGAGTTGTAAAGCAAATGTCTGAGAGGTTTGTTAATCGTTCAAGAGCGGATATTAAGAGAATTGTACGAACTGAAGGTACAAGAATCAATAATGAGGCTATGATGAAGACATTTGATGATTCTAAGCTATATGATGAGTATGAGTATGTAGCAGTTATAGATAGAAAGACTAGCGATGTGTGTAAAGATTTGGACGGGGAGATATTTAAGCTAAAGGATCGTGAGGTTGGCATAAATTTTCCACCAATGCATGTTAACTGTCGTAGTAGTTTTAGCGTGGTGATACCAGATGATTATGTGGATAGATATGAGAAACTGTACGGGGACTACTTTGGTGAAGAAGTTGTAAATTCAGTCGATAAGAGATATAATAAAGCTAGTGGAGGGGTTTCTGGTGCCATAACAAGCATAGATGATGACCAGGCTAAAGCACATGCTGAATTAAGATATGTTGCTATAAGAAAACAAAAGTATGATGTTTTAAAAATAGCTGAAAGAACTGGTTATGATCAAAAACAAATTCAGAAAATCAAGAATTATTTGTTTATCGATGAACATGATTTAGGCGGCAGAATATCACAATTTGACCCTGACTTTGCAATTGCTCAAAGTTGGGATAGATTAACAAGCGGCAATATAGAAAAGCATGATTTAACGTTGATAAAACATGAAATTATGGAAAAAGATTTAATCAAAAAAGGCTATACTCAAGACGAAGCCCATAAAATAACAAGTAAAAAGTATAATTACAAGAAAGAGGCAGGGGAATACTATGCTAATATTAAAAAACGTAAGAAAAGAAAAAAATAGAATATATGCAGATTATTATCCTGAGGATTGGGGAGAATTTGGAACTGTTTCTGTGAACGTTAAAGATTTGAATGACTATGAGATAAACCTAAGTAAGACAGATCAGAAAGAATACTCAGGTTATCCTTATGCTATAAATGCCTTGAATGCTTTAAGAAATATGGCAGTAGGTAAACAAGCAATAAAAGATTGTAAAATAATGTGGTATTGATTAAGCATACTAACCATTACTAATCTAAGATGTTGAAAGTTAAAGGGATAGAGTTGTTGGAGGAATAATATGCTCAATACACATGAAAATAATATTAAAGCAAAAAAAAATGCTAGAAGAAGGGTATAAAAAATATCTAGAAGAAGAAAAGAAGAAAAAACAAAACAAAAAGAATAAGAGAGAATAAAGCACACTAACTAATTACAGCTGTAAGATGTTAGAGGTGCTTTTTTATTGCAATAAATTAGGAGGAAATAAATGGATAGTTATAAATTTCAAAAAGCGTGCAAAGAATGGTTAATAAAGTACTACAAGGAAAATTTTAAGAAAGATATCAGTATTGAAGATATATTTGTCGTTTGGTCTTGTAAGACTCTACAAAACAATAAGATATTAATATCTACAACTCTTTTAGATGGTATATATGTAGAATGTACACAAAATGGAGATAAACAAGAAACTTACTTTGATATCTATAAAAAGCAAAAAAATATTATGCTTAGCAATGGAGAATTATTCGGTTAATCGTGAATTAATCGTGTGAAAATAGAATACAAACATTGATATCTACACGAGTTAATCGTGAAAAGATATAAGGAATTTCGTTTCTTTAGGAAGAAGACAAGACCTGGATAAGTCTATAAACTGTCTATTTTTTAATGCACTCAACTAGCTGAGGTTAAAGCTAGAACATATATAAATTCATGAACTTACATGTAAAAAAGGAGAAGAAAATGGAAGACATAAGAAAAATACCTTTGAATTTGCAACTATTTGCAGATGAAGAGGCAGAAACAGAAGTGGATCAAACGAATGTTGATGCTGAAAAAGAAACTGAAAAGACTTTTACACAAGATGAGGTTAACAAGATTGTTCAAGACAGATTAGCTAAGGAAAAGGCTAAGAACGAGAAAGCACAAGAAGAAGCTAAAAAGCTCGCTAAGATGAACGCAGAGCAAAAAAACCAATATATGGTGGAACAACTTCAAAAAGAGTTAGAAGAATACAAGACTAAAGAGGCTAAAAACGACATGATAAAGGAAGCTAACTCTATGCTTAAAGACAATGATATAACCTTGCCTGATGAGGTTGTGGCTATGCTTATCGGCGATAATGCAGAGGACACTAAGGTTTGTGTGGATAGTTTTTCTAAGGCTTTTAAAACGGCTGTGGAGAGGGCTGTGAATGAAAAGCTAAAAGGAAAGACTCCTAAGCAAAAATCTGTTGCTGGTTTAACGAGAGAGGATATTTTATCGGTGAAGGATAGGCAAGAACGTCAACGTTTGATTAAAGAAAACGAAGAATTATTTATGTAAAAAGGAGAATTTAAAAATGGCAGATGCAAATTTAATTAAAAAACAAGATTTAAAATACCCTATTACGGTTGATGTTACTAATACATTTCAAGAAAATGTAAGCAAAATGTTGGAGTTATTAGGGGTTACTAGAAGAATATCATTGACAAATGGTTCTACTATTAGAATTTATGATAAATACGATGTTACTTTGGCGGATGGAAATGTAGCAGAGGGTGAAACTATTCCTTTGTCTAAGGTTACTAGAAAAGAAAAGACTACAAAAGAGATTACACTAAAGAAATACAGAAAGGCAACTACTGCGGAAGCTGTTCAAATGTATGGATCTAATGAAGCGGTAACAAATACTGATGATGCACTTGTACAAAAGCTACAAAAAGAAATTAGAAAAGACTTTGTTACTCTTTTAAAAACTGGTTCTACTACTCAAAAAGCTTTGGGAAATGGACTTCAAGGTGCGGTTGCTAGTGCTTGGGGTAAGTTACAAGCACTGTTTGAAGATTTTGGATCTCAAAGATGCATTATATTTGCAAATCCATTGGATATTGCAAAATACTTGGGTAATGCTAATATTACTACTCAAACTGCCTTTGGTATGACTTTTATCAATGCATTTACGGACACAACTATTATTTCTACTACTGATATTGCAGAAGGTGAAATTTGGGCTACTGTTCCTGAAAATATAGTATTGGCATATATTAACGCTACTAATTCAGAAATGGCTAGAGAGTTCGGATTAAATGGTGTTGGATTGGGTTATATAGGTATGACTCATTTCTTGGATCATACATCCGCTACTACTCAAACATTATTAATGAGTGGAATGTTATTGTATGTTGAGAGATTGGACGGTATTGTAAAGGTTAAAATAACAGAACCTGCTCCAGCAACTGTAGGAGCGTAGATAACATATGGGAGCAATAACAGAAGACAATTTAAAAGAGTTGTTAGATAGAGTGCAAACAAGAATTAAGCCTTACAATGTTGTTGCTACTGAGGACAATTTGAAAGAATTAATCACTACTATCGCTGACCGTATTTGTTTGCGTGTTGGCGATAGTGTATTAAGTGATTTATTGTATTCAATAGCAGTCGATGCAACTGTGAAAATGGTTAGAAGGATTAACTACGAAGGTATTAATTCTGAGAGTGTGGATACTATCTCCACATCATTTGTCAGTGATGTATTGAGTGAATATGATGATGAGTTTAGATCATATATTTATATGAACTCTAAAGATGATAGTAAGGGTAAAAGGATGATTCGCTTTTTATGATGTATTTAAGGCTGTACCCTATTTTCAAAATTCAAAATGGGCAAGACGAATTAAAAAATAAGTTGTATGAGGATAAGGTAAGTGAAAACTATTATCCTTGTAGAATTACTAACTGGACTAGAGATGATATTGAAATTTTCGGACGTGATGTTACTAAGAACTCAAGAAAAATGTTTTGCAATGGCTTTGATATTAGCTTTGCTAAGAGTTTGGAGAAGGTGAAAATCGAAGACGAGGTTTATAAGGTAATTGAAGTCAAGGACATCGGAAGATGGGTATTTTTTATCATAGAAAGGGTAGGTAAATGAGATATTCGTTAAAGGGCGATAAAAGACTTGAACAAGCTCTGTATAAAAAGAGTAAGGCTAGGTTTTATGGCGTTGCTAATAAGAGTTTAGTGGAAATATTTAACAGAGCAAAAAGACCTCCTGGAACTCCGAGAGATAACGGAGATTTGATTAAAAGCCGTAGGTTAAGAGAAGCTATTCCAAGTACAAGATTTAAAGGTATTTTTTATTATACCGAAGAGTACGCACCACATGTAGAATATGGGCATGATGTTGGTAAAAATGGACACGTTGATGGTCAAAGATATCTTAAACGAAATGTTAGTAAACAGGGAAGGATATATATGAATGATTTGATAAAGGAACTGAAAAAATGATTAAAAAAATTGGCATTGTAGACTTTATTAAGATAGTTCAGGACTTAATTGAAAAGAACACTCTATTAAGGGCTTACGACTATGTTCCAGTAAATGAAAAGCCTCCATTTGCATATGTGGAATTGTACGATAAGAGGGCAGAAAATACGAAATCAATGTGGGGCGAAGTATTCAATATATTGGTTCATATCGTTGCAGAAGAATCCAATAGTAAGGTCGAAATGTACAAGCTAATTACAGAAGTGGAAGAAGCTTTTACAGATGA